GGAAAACCATGAACGAGAAAATCGCAAGACAAATCGAGGAAATGAAAAAGCAGACCATTGGGGTTGAGGTTGAGATGAACGGCATCACAAGGGAAAAGGCGGCAAGAACCGCAGCCACCTATTTTGGGACAGGACGGTATGAGAACACGGCAGGAAGGAACGGATACTGCACTTGGAGTGCATGGGACGCAGACGGGAGAGAATGGAAGTTCCAGAGGGATGTCAGCATCACAGGACCGGACAGCGAGAAATGCGAACTGGTGACGCCGATTCTAACCTACAGCGACATAGAAACCCTGCAGGAGCTGATCCGGCAGCTCAGACACGCAGGCGCAAAGAGTGACGCCTCCAGAGGATGTGGAGTCCACATCCACATCGGGGCAAAGGGGCACACACCGCAGACCTTACGGAACCTTGCCAACATCATGGCAAGCCATGAGAGCCTGATTGCAGACGCCCTGGACCTTGACCGGGGCAGGATGAGCCGCTACTGCCGCACGGTAGACCCCAGATTTTTGGAGCAGCTCAACCGCAGAAAGCCAAGCACCATGTCAGCACTTGCGGACATTTGGTATAAGAGCCACGATGCAAACTACGGCAGGAGCCACCACTACAATGACAGCCGCTACCATATGCTGAACCTCCATGCCACCTTTACCAAAGGAACGGTGGAATTCAGGCTTTTCCAATTCGATGAGCCGACCAGAGAGCGCAGGGGCGGACTTCACGCAGGACAGCTTAAGAGTTACATCCAGCTTTGCCTTGCACTGAGCCAGATGGCAAAGGAAGTGCGGACGGCAAGTCCCAGACCACAGCAAAATGAAAATCCCAAGTATGCCATGAGGACATGGCTCCTCCGGCTAGGCTTTATCGGGGACGAGTTCAAGACCGCAAGAGACATCCTGACCAGACGGCTTGCGGGAGATGCATCCTTTAGAAACGGGAGGGCAGCCGCTTGAAGGGACCGCAGGAGTTAGCCTCCTGCCACCTTACCTCCGACCGCTTCGGCGGTCTTAAGGTGGTAGAAGGGTAACCCCTTCGGAAAGGATGGATACCATTATGGAAAAAAGATACTACATTGCCTACGGAAGCAACTTAAACATTCGGCAGATGAAGATGCGCTGCCCCGGAGCCAGGATCATCGGGACCTCGGTGATTGAGGATTACCGGCTGCTGTTCAAGGGCAGCCGCAGCGGTTCCTACCTGACCATCGAGCCGAAGGAAGGCTCCAGCGTACCGGTGGTGGCATGGGAGGTAACAGAATCTGACGAAAAGGCGCTTGACCGGTACGAGGGCTTCCCCGCCTTTTACTACAAAAAGGAACTGGTGCTGCCTATCAAGGGCATCCGTTCCGGCAAGGTCAGGAGACGGAAGGTTTTTGTCTACATCATGCATGAGGACAGACCCTTTGGGCTTCCCAGCCACCATTACCTTTCCGTCTGCACAGAAGGATACCGGAGTTTTGGATTTGATGAGAAATACCTGAAATGGGCCTACATTGACAGCGGAACAGAGATAGCAGAAGCAGACGGAAATGGAGGGATGACCGATGAAGGATAACATGACGAGGATCAGGATATGCCCCCGGTGCGGCAGGAGCTACCATGAGGCTCCCGCCCTTTCTAGGGCAGATAATGAAACGCTTATCTGCCCGGACTGCGGTACCAGGGAGGCTTTGGAGAGCATCGGTGTGGATGAGAAAGAGCAGGAACTGATACTGGGTGCCATACACCGTTCCGGGCAGGTATAAAATACACAATTTCCTCCGCAGATGTTTGTGCAGCTTATGCTCTGAATTGACTTGATAATATGTGCTTTTAGAGCGAATATGTGTACACCGAAAGGGAAAACAAAGAAAAACGGAGGTACACACCATGAAAAATATTTACGCAATGCGAGAGGGATTTTGCCTGAGAGAGTACAACACAGCCATCACAAGGAGCGATTTTGAGGCGCTTTTTACAAAGACAAAGGAGCAGATCCGGTTTACCTTTAACGGCTGGGACGGAAAAAGCTACGACGGCGAGAGCCGCAGCGCAAAAATCTACCGCACCAACATTCCCGGATATGAGGACGCACGGTTCATCAAGGTCGGAAAAGCCCTTTGCTACATCGATGAGGACAGCAGCGTCCTGGAAAAGGCTACCGGAGAGTTCCACAAGGAAGCGGAGTGGCTGGTGGATGTCCTGCGGGCAGAGTAAGGAAGATGACAAAGGAGGACAAGGATTGATGTACGAAACATATAAGGGATACGAGATCAGGGTAAGATGGAACGATGAAACATTTGGATTTGACTTCTCCGTGCGGGATAAAAATGGGGAGAAGATTGCCTGCAGCGAGGCATCCTACTTTTATGATAGCAATGCGCTGAAGGCGGCGAAAGAGGCCGTGGATAACAAGCTGGCAGGGCTTAGTCAGGAACAGCCTGGGGAGACGGAAGATGGACTGGTATAAGGTGTGGCTGGTGGCTTCCGGAACCGACGGGGATGCGGAAAGCGGACCCAGGGAGCCGATGTGGTGGAATGACATGGAGCAGGCACCGGACAGGGCGACCGCAATCAGACAGGCCAACGCAAAGGCCAGACGCCAATGGGAAGAACCGAATGAATATGCACCCGGTGTAGAGGCTCCATCGGGAAAAGAAATGGGGCTGGAATGCCCGGTCTGTACGGGTGCCGTGAAAGTGACTGAGGAAGAGTACCGGGCATGGAAAAAGGAACTGGAAGAGTTCACGGAGTTACCATTTGAATAAGAGATTTCCGAGTGCAGAAGCGTAAGGCTTCTGTATCTCGTAGCGATAGATGGACGGCTTGCCATAGGGCAGGCCCATTTTTATGCCATTTTTTAAGGAGGTGGAGGGCATTGCGGAAACTGAAACGATACAAACCGACCAGATTTAAGGCAAAGGACTCGGTGTACAGCAAAGAACTGGCGGATTATGCGGTCAGCTTTATCGAGTGCCTCTGCCATACGAAGGGTACCTGGGCGGGAAAGCCCTTTGAACTGATCGACTGGCAGGAGCAGATCATCCGTGACCTTTTTGGGACAATCAAGCCCAATGGTTACCGCCAGTTCAATACTGCGTACATCGAAATCCCGAAAAAGCAGGGAAAATCGGAGCTTGCCGCTGCGGTGGCCCTGCTCCTTTGCTGCGGGGATGGGGAGGAACGGGCCGAGGTGTACGGCTGTGCCGCCGACCGGCAGCAGGCCACCATCGTGTTCGATGTGGCGGCGGATATGGTGCGGATGTGCCCTGCCCTTTCCAAGCGGGTAAAGATCCTGGCTTCCCAGAAGCGGATCATTTACACGCCGACCAATTCTTTCTACCAGGTGCTTTCTGCGGAGGCGTACTCCAAGCACGGGTTCAACATCCACGGGGTGGTGTTTGACGAGCTGCATACCCAGCCGAACCGGAAGCTCTTTGATGTTATGACCAAAGGCTCCGGGGACGCCCGGATGCAGCCTTTGTATTTCCTCATTACCACGGCGGGGACGGATACCCATTCCATCTGCTATGAGACACACCAGAAAGCCAAAGACATCCTGGAGGGGCGCAAAGCAGACCCGACCTTTTATCCCGTGATCTACGGGGCGGAGGAAACGGACGACTGGACCGACCCGAAGGTGTGGAAAAAGGCCAACCCTTCCCTGGATATTACCGTGGGGATGGATAAGGTCAAAGCCGCCTGCGAGTCGGCGAAACAGAATCCGGGAGAGGAAAATTCCTTCCGGCAGCTTCGGCTCAACCAGTGGGTAAAACAGGCGGTGCGCTGGATGCCGATGGAAAAGTGGGACGCCTGCTCCTTCCCGGTCTCCGAGGATGACCTGGAAGGCCGTGTGTGTTACGGCGGTCTGGACCTGTCCTCCACCACAGACATCACGGCCTTTGTCCTGGTGTTCCCTCCGATGGACGAGGAGGACAAATACTGCATCCTCCCCTATTTCTGGATACCGGAGGAAACCCTGGAACTGCGCGTCCGGCGGGACCATGTCCCTTACGATGTGTGGGAGCGCCAGGGGAAGCTCATGACCACGGAAGGGAACGTGGTGCATTACGGCTACATCGAGAAATTCATTGAACGCCTGGGGGAACGGTTCAACATCCGAGAGATTGCCTTTGACCGGTGGGGCGCTGTGCAGATGGTGCAGAACCTGGAGGGCATGGGCTTTACAGTG